GGGCTGTCTAATAAAATTAATTTAACGACAGGAATTGATATAACAACAATTCGGTTAGTGTGCTAGTTGTTCACACAGACCCCCCCCCCGGCAACCTTCCGCCATGCCACATCGCTACTGACCCTTGCTTACACCCTCAGACTAGCCTACTGAGTAAAACCCGCATTCGGCTATGTTATAGTCCTAGTGGCTTCTCACCACACTCTACAAGTGATTCACAAGGATACGCTCACCTCGCAACCCAAACAAGATTTCTCCTTGAAGTTTGGTTAGGCTCGCCATCATGTCTTTCAGTCAATCCGTAGATATCAGGTCCGACAGGACGTCTGCTCAAGTATACGATGGCCGGGTAACAGCGCAATGATAGACCCTAGAGAATAGACCGTAGTCCCGAGGAATCCCGTAATGGCTAGCTAAGCTCCTCGCCGCCGCCAAGATTCTTCATCCTTCAATCTCTATTGATCATTACCTGCTATCGTCACAATTGTGGGAAGTTACAATTTACCCCCAAACAGAATTGGTAGGCCCCACCTTCAAAACCCTATGTCTTCTTCCGGAGAGTGTAACTAAGTTCTCAGGATTCAGAGTTCAACTAGAGTTATATGTATGTTACCATACTCACCTAGAAATAACACGTACGCAAATCATCATGCCACATATGTACTCCAGAACAAGTTAGGCCATGACTATCCCAATCCACCAGGTGTGGTGGGAGTGTTTAAGTACATGGTACTGTTAAATCTAGTGCACAGTTGTGCAAAGAACATAGAGAGAAACCCTCAACCCCAGTGATGGGCATCGGCATCAAAGCCAGAGAATTTN